ATCCCCATTTGCAACGCCATTGCCTCATAAGCGGCTTCTAATGTTGCATCATTGACCGCTCCTGCAGTAGCAGCCAAGTTTTTATGATCCGCATGGAATAAAGCTTTGTTATCTCGCATCGCCGCATTGTTATTTAACGCCTCATAAACCATACGATTAATATCTCTTCGCGCTGCTTGAGCATAAGCGGCAGGTAATTTATTAAAGGCAGATAAGTCATCATTAATAATCATTGTCCTGGTCAAACTCCAGCCAATCGCATAAGTCCCAAGTTTAACAGTTGTTCCGTCCTCGGTGGTCTCCGAATGTTCAATTTCCCCATGCGATCCTATTGGCTTTAATCCGCTGGCTTCGGACAACTTCACCCGCGACGAATCTTTAAAATCAGGCAACGTTCCGAAGCTAACCCAGTTTTGATAAGTAGTCGCCGCCTCTTCATACGACTTAGCCATTGATTTATTAGCAACGTTAGCCAAGATCAAAGGAAAATTGGAATGACTTGCTGCGGCGCTAAAAGTGACCAATTCGCCCGGAACAGGCATGACTGCTCTCATTAAATCCTCAGTACTGCCTCTAAAATGTTTCCCTGTTCGGTGTTCATAACACTCTTCAGCCAAACGAGCCAAACTCATGCCACGAAAATCACTTGCTCCTTGAGCGGGTTTCTCGACACGAACTCCAGCCCTAATCGATAATCCATCAATTGCCGCTGCAGCGAATTTCTCTGACTCATCAATCGTAACGCTACCAGTGGCAACTGGTTTTTCTTTGGAAAGTTTGTCGATTACAAATTTATTTACCTGTTCAATTGAGTAATTTTCCTTAATAAAGGTTTTCTTCTGCTCATTGTCAATCTCAAATCTTTGACAAATCTCATCAATTTGCAAAAAACGTTCTATCGAATTATCTGGCTGATTTTCTAAATCTTCCTTTGTTGGTTCTTTTACTTGCTTTTCTGCTGGCTTTGACATTTCAAATTCCTCCCCTTTTTCTTCAATTTCATTTGATAACCCTACCCCGACATTAGGCAGAGCTGGCGTTGGTTCAAGTGAGATTTCAAACGGTTCCCAATCGACCGCAATTGACATCGGACCTTTAAAACCTCGCATTTCACTCCCTTCCTCGATTTCAAGCCAAGCGTGGAAATTAGTTCCCACAGAAATCCCTCTCAGCGACCCGCTTTGTACTTTCTGCCAAAGAACCTCTGATTTCTCATCGGTGTCGAATTTAACTTTAGCACGATATTTGCGGTTGGTTTCATCGAGATAGATTTCTAAAATTGACCCAATCGGCACCGTCCCGTAAATCGGATCACGACCATGCGCAAATAAAAAAGACCCAACCGTTTTTAATCGATCAAGTCTACATTCACCAGGATTATGTCCTAGCGCCATCATCCCCCACCAGCGTTTTACTGGTATCTCACTAGTAATTGATAGGTCAACCGTTCTGTTTTCAATATCAATCTGATGATCCTCGAGTATAATTTCAAAATTAGCACGACTTCTATCATTTGTTTTTTCCTTCTTTTCTGGCACTTGGTTCACTCCCTTCCTCTTCAATTAACCCAAATTGTCTTTCAAGCTCTTTTTCTTTAGCACGTTGTTTTAAAATCTGCCGCCAATCCTTACCCCTTTCGGCGCATTTTTCTTTCAATGTGGTCAAGTTCAAACTCAATTCTTCGTTTGTTGCTTTTACATCCTTTAGTGGATCAACCCAATCCCAACCAGGCGTGACCCATTCGCACTTGTAATATTTTTCAGGGTCATTCCAGAAGTCTCTAATAGTTACCTTACCAGATAAAACCGCATAAGTAACAAATAATTCCCAGATTGGCTGGTTGAAATGCACATTCATAAATTCCTGTACTGGTTCCCAGGTCTTGCGATCTTCAAGCTGTCCTTGTCTTGCACTGGAATAAGTGGCTTTGCTCATATCGCGAGTAACTACTTCATAACTTTGACCCATTCCAGCGGCGACTTCTCTTTGTTGTAGTTCCATAAAGTCCTTCACTCCAGCGGCAGCACGAGAAGGATTGGCAGTTTTAACACTTTCACCTGGATTTAAATAATAGATCTGACCTGGTGATAAAACTTCATATTTATTACCTTTCGCATCGTTTTGCATTCTGCCACTAGATCCAGGATTGCCATTCACCTCAACCGCCAACGCAAAACAGGCAGCAATCCTTGCTGCTATTAACTCCGCTTCTTTGTAATCATCGGTGCTTTTAATGGTATCTAAAACTTGAGCAAGTTCACTAATACCTCTCACCTGTTGTGCTCGTGTTTTATTAAATAAATGAATTACCTCATCGGCTGGCACTCGCTTGGCACCATAAATCTGCAAACCATCTGGGCTTATTTGCTGAAACCAGTACCCCAAAGGCGCAGAATAATTATCAACCTCCACCCCGGAAACAATTGCATTTTTACTTCCTGGCGCTTGCACGATCGCTTCATCCAATAGATCTGATTCTAAAGTTTGAATTTTAAAGGGTATCTTACTCTTTTTATCCTTTACCACCACTGGATAAACAAACATTTCACCATCGACGATCATGCGCCTTAATACCAAGGCTTGCAGCTCATAAAAACTATTATGTCCTGTAATATCACAAAGTTTTGGTTTGACCCACTCGTTAAATAAAGCTTCTAATTTGTCATTTAAAGCTTCATTTTCAGTTGCAGCTTGAGGGCGAATTCCTTTACCAATACAATTACGAATTAATGCATTAATCGCAGCTTTAGCAAGTGGCGAATTACACTCCTCATATCTGCCGCGATTGCGCAAGATTGGACGACTTTTCGCATTAATACTCTCTGCCGAACCTCCAGGCGCATACCAGTTATTACGGAATCGATCAAATTCGGCTGCTTTGTAATTAAAAGCTACTTTTAACTCTTTTAAATTTTGTCTGCAAATTTCCCTTTCAAGTGCTTTTTTAGGTGAAAATGTTATAAATAAGCTCTCGATTAAATTAAACCTCTCATTTTTTTGTTCTTCTTTTTTATCCATCACCCCCACCCCACTTTAGTTCCTAATCCGTTTTGCTCGCGTAAAATCATCGACTGCAAATAAATCTCTCGTTGTTGCAACTGTCCCAAATTTGCTCGCGTTATCCGCCGATCTCCGATCTGATATTCTTGATTTAACAATACGGCAGAAATTGCCTCTTGTACTTCCTCAAGTTGTTCCGTGTAACTTTTCAACCCCATCACCTCCTAAAACCATCTTTTTTGTGGAATCCAGGCTGAACTATTTTCAGGCTTAACTTTAATTCCAGTTTCTGTGCTTGACTTTTTCAAATACCTTACACCCAGGATCTCAGCCGCACAAGCAGAATAAACCGCACAATCGAGCAAATGATTCTGGGCGTGGCTTGAAACGGGTCGCCATTCTTTCTGCTCCCTGCCTTTTTTATCTTTAAAAGTAACCTTTTGTTCAGAACAGATATGCTCCGCATATTGTCTTAATTCAACTTGGGCACCATTAAAAACGTTCCACGACCCCTTATCATTTGCGTTCTTTTGCAATCTACCAAGGATAAAATCTTTAAAGTATGAAGTGTTGACCATATATAGTTTTAGCCCCTCATAGCCTGATTTATCGATCTTCGAAACAGTATAAAGGGTATTCATAATCTTGGAACTACCCTTGGAAGGCAAACAAATATGAGGATTCATCGCGCAAAAGTCATAAACCTCATCAGTACGAAAACCAGAATCAATCAATGCCAAATTAACCACAAAATCCTGATTATCAACGTTTTGATATTGTCGATAAACCAAAATCTCTTCTAACTCTTCCCAAGTCTCGCAACGTCCGTAATCCACCAGCCAAGAGGTGACTTTCTCGCCCCAAGCGCGAATCTCATACCAAAAATGGTCTAACTGAATATCCACTCCAGCAGTCAAAAGCATTGCGTCTTCTGGCACAATTCCACGCGGGTTAACGCCTTGTTTAGTAAGCACTATGTCACTCTTGAAATGATTCGACTTATCCCGCCATGGTTCACCAAGCCAGGAATTAATAAAGTTCTGCAGTTTCTCTGGATAATCTTTTGATTTAATAAACTCTGCAGCCACTTGCCCAAAACTTACCCATGGCGAATAAATTGTGTTTAAGTGATAACCAATCTTTCTAATTCTTCCTTGTGCCACGACCGCTTCTGCCCATTTGCCATCGGCATAAGTGACGGGTTGCCATTTGCCCGCTCGGAGCATACCCATTCTATACTTATCATCAATCATAGTATTACAAAATTCGCACTCATACCATGCAGTCTCTAAAACTCGTCTGGCTTTCTCGTTTTCATCGATTAACTTATTTAAGTCCTCTGACCATTTAATCTGATTAAGTTTTAAAGTTTGATACTCGCCGCAATGTGGACAAGGCACAAAATATTGTTTGATTACGTCACAAGCAAGCAATGACTGCCAGATCTGCCCGTTTTCTGTGGTTGGTGTCGACCATTTATATATTTTTCGGTCTCGAAATGTCTTCGCGCGTTCGGTTCCCAAACTAATTGGATCAGCTTCCTTCCCAGAACTTTGTGGATATTTGTCAGTTTCGTCAAAAATAATTTTACCCACCGGGCGACTGGCTAGGTTTGCTGGAGAGTTCGCACCGACTAGCCCGATATACATAGAGTTAAATTGTAACTCAAGACGCTGCGACTTGGTCTGATTCCAGCGTTCTAATAACTTCGAGCTAAGTCGCAACATTGGTTGAATACGGTTTTCGCTTGTAAATTCAGCTAGTTTTTCGGTGGGATACACCACTAAAATCGATGATGGATCTTGGTCAACTATATACCCCAAAATATTGTGTCCCGTTTCCGTGCCGCCTACTTGCGTGGGTTTACAAAAAACCACCTCCTCAACAAAGGGATCATTATATGTGTCCATAATCTCCCTTAGATATGGAGTGTTATCTGTTTTCCATTTGCCTGGCTGACTGGATGACTTGGAATCTAAAATCCGATTCTTATCCGCCCATTCGCTTACCGTTAACCTTTCTGGTGGCTTCCAGGCTTGTTGTTCTTTCGGTAGCCATTTCATTTAATCACTTCGCTTTGTTTCTCTTTTTGCTTTTGGGTTTCGGAGTGTATGCCCCATCTCGCGCATATTGCTCTAAAATCTCATAAATTAACTCTGTTGCTCTTTGTTCGATAACTATTGCAATATCTGGATCTGATATTTCTCCGGCTAGCTTCTTGGGCACAATACGCAAACCCAAATTAACCTCAGTGACTCGCCGTGACCATTCCTCCTCCAAATCTGCTTTAGGCATATAATTGCTTAATTTAATTTCGTTCTCAAGTCTTAGTTTGTAAACTTGTTCCTCAAGGCGATCTGCTTCGGCTTTTAATTTTCTAGCTGAATCTTGATTACCTTCGCCACGTGCCTCGCGCCATTCCAAAACTGCTTTTAAATCCCACCAACCAGTGGATTCTTTAGGCGCTCCTTGTTCTTCCCAGTTGAGCAAAGTCCTAGGTGACACGTCAAAAAACTCGGCTGTTTTTTCCGAGTTTAGGTAAAATTTTTCACCATCAATTTTTAGCCATCGCGGCTTATTTGACACTGTTTTAGCCATAAATACCACCTACTTTAAAAGTCCAAAAGTCGGAAACCCAATTTTTAATTTTTATCGGGGAAAACCTCGCGCTGTCCCAGACCCCCGCAGCTAGAAGCTCTAGAAGTACCTAATATTTTCCAAATAGACTCTTCCCAAATAAAAAACACCAGCCATAATTGACTGATGTTTATATTTTGATTTTCTCTAAAAATTCCAATTAACTTCTCTTATTTCTTATAAATCTTCAATTATTTTAAATTTATTCCATGGAGCAACATTTTTATATCCTGTAGCTCCTTTAGGAATATGAAGTATACAACTAGACTCAATACCATAAAACATATGAGAATCAGGTGTTATCCTTGGAGCAGTTGCTCTTTGCATATTAATCTCCATCAGTTGCCAACACTGAAAAAAAGCATAATCATCTATAAATTCAACGCTACTTGAAATAGTAATACTTTTTAGTGCAGAGAATGCAAACGCATAGTTCCA